GATATTGTTTGTATTGAAGCAACACTTTCTTTAAAAACTGTTGGAGTGTCAATAGGAACAAATATACTTTGATTATCTGTTGCTGTTGGATTACTTCCAACTGAAACAAAAGCATCTCCACCAGCTGGTGTTACTCTAAGATAACCTGACTTTAATGAAATCGGATCACTTGTTGCATTACCATCTAAAGATGTAATTTCTTGTACGACCTTAAAAGCTGCCATTTTTTATAATCAACCGTGATAGTGTTATTTATGATTCTTCTTCAGTAGAATCTACTGGTTCATCAGAAACTTCTTCTGCATCTGCAATAGTAGGATCAAACATAGATGCAGCAATATCAGGTCTTTGAGAATTTATTCTCTCAGCTGCCTTTGCATACAATGTGTCTTTGATCGAATCTGATATATCAGTTGGTGATGCATCAGTTGCAATCATGTCAAGTAATTCATCCATATTTAATAAATGTTAAGATATCTTGATTATTTATATCTCCGCAGACTTAACATCTTTTTGGAACTGAGCGTCAGTTGCTGCAGCATCAGTTTCTAAATCTGGTTCAGTAGGCACTGCTCCCAAATCTCCACCACCTTCAAGTGGTTGTCCAGTGATAGGATCTATCATATTTGGGTCAGGAATTGTACCGTCTGCAATTTCTTTTTTGATTAATTCATCTTGCTCTTCAATCTCTTGATCTGTCTGACGAAGAACCTTAGTTCTTACATAATGATTAGAAAAATACTTACCAATATATGGTTCAATTGTTGCCAAAGTTCCAAGTCTTTCATTCATTAATTCAGACTCTTTTAATTCTGCAAATTGATTATCATATAAGAAATCATACTGAATATGATCACTTAGAGTATCCCAATCTTCTGGTGTAATAATATTCTTTAATATTAATTGAGTTTTAAGTAAATTATTGAATAGATTTGAAAATCTCTTTCTCAATCTTCCTACAAATTTTGCAAACTTAAGTTCATCTCTTAATATCTCTGATGAACGACCTAAGTTAAATCCACCATCACTAGCAATTCTTGATTCTGGAACACCCAATGCACGATATAATTTTTTCTGGAAATATTCAATATCTGTTAGTTCACCTAAATTTTGTCCACCAGGTAAAGTTGTGATCTCAGTTCCTCTTCCACCTTCTCTTCTTGGTAGCCAGAAATCTTCCATCATCGACATAAACTTACGATCATCACGAACCTCTCCAGTTCCTGCATCATACACAAGTTTATTTCTATAACGAGACATCACTTCTTTAAGGTATTGCTCTGCTTTTACCTTTGGAAGATTACCAACATCAATATAGAATATTCTTCTTTCTGGTGCTCTTGATAATCTGTAGATAACAAGACTATCCTCAACCATTCTTAACTGATTAAGTGCTTTAATTGCTTTATGTAAATATGATAATACTGTTTGCTTATTTCGATCTACTAATCCTGATGTACAATATGTAATTGCATCTTTTGCAATTTTAACTGCACCTTTTGCATTTTGTGTTGGATAGATTCCACTTCCACCTTTTTTTCCAGAACTTGGATCATAAACATAATACTCGTTTATTTTTGGAGCTGCAGAATCTTTAGGATTATTTCCATTTTTTGCAACATCAAATGGTGATAATCTATTTGATCCTGTTTTATCAGTTTCACGAACTAATCTTATTTTAAGTGGATCGATATAACGAATATCTTGAATACCTTCTGATGGATTATCTAAGTCAATAACTTTGTGATAAAAAACTCGACCATCAATATACCAAGTACGAAAAATCTCATGACACTTCTTATCAAAGTTCATGAGAGATTTGATATATTTAAATTCTTCTCGAATAGATTCTTTTAATCTATCTGATGCATTTAGATTTGATAATTCAATTTCAACTGGTGAATCATCTAAGTCAGAAACGATTGCTTCGTTTACAACATCTTCAATTGCACTATCACACTCTGGGTGCAAGCACATTTCACGATATCTACGAACTAAATCTTGCTCACTCTTGTAAACACCTTCAATATCAACATATTGGCCATAAAATCCACTAGAGACATAAAAGTCTGATTTATCTTCATCAGTAGGAGGGACGGGAGATACCACCCCTTTTGATTGCTTATCCTCTCCGTCAGGGATTTTAAATCCAAAAAGTTTTGCCATTGTATAAACGTTTTGCTACTATTATAGCACTATTTATGCTCCTGTGCCAATTTGTGTTCTGGACTCTGAATCTTGAACATCAACCCATTGTACTTGTAGTTCTACAGTAAACTCTTCAAGAGTATCCGAACTATCGTAAGATAAAGGAATATCTGAAATATTTGTTGGGAAAGTTCCGTGAAACTTATACATTTTAAGAACAGGTAATTGAGCATCACTTTGAGGAGTAGGCCCACTTACATTAGATCTACCTAACTGTCTTACAAATAAATCTTTTTGATATGCTGTTGGATCAGTAAGTCCTGAATTATCTTCATGCTTATTGATCAAGTTCATCCATCTTTCAAATGCTGTTCTAATTTTAAAATCAACATCATTAATAACAGTAATTGTCCAAGGATCGAATGTACGATCTCCTGCGATCTTTAAATTTCTTCCTCTAAAGGGAACAAGTATTGGTGCAATATTTGAAGCAGGTAACTGTGCTGCTTTGACTAGAAATCTACTTTTATCTGCGATCTCATCTTTTGATGAGTCAACTGGAATTGCATCATCAGGGAAGAACAATTCACATTCAAATAAATTAGGACGAGCACCACCCCCGACCATCTTACCCTTGAATGCATCAAGGGTTCTATCTCTAGTGCTTGGAATGTTTAGGTTAGCCATTTAATTTTTTTCCTCGATTGAGTTAAACGTTTCCAACTACTTCTTCAAAACTTACTCCTGTGCGTGTCGCAACAAATGTAAGTCCGATAAAGTTAATCGACCTTGCGGGTTTTACGAAAATATCAGCTCTAAATTGATTTGAATCAATTATGTCTGGTGTGTTGTTTGTTTCATCACAAATTACAACAAAGTCAGTGATACCTCTCTTCGCTTTGACATCACGAAGGAAAGGATCAACTATATTTAAGAAGTTTGTTCTTGTGATTACATCATTAAATTCAAACAACTGATCTCTTGCTGCTCTTTCGATTGTATCCTCTAATGTGAGGAACAAACGACGAACATTAATACGATCAAATGCTGATGCAACACCAAGTCCAGTTCTATCACCAAAGAGAATAATTCCTGCACCTGGAGATGCAATCACTGGATTGATTCTCTTCGGATAGATAATATCTCTTTGTGCTTGTGTTGGATTATATGCAAGTTTAACTGCTCCATTAATTGCTCCTCTAGATGCACCAGCTGGTGAGAACCAAGAGAATGAATTAATTGATGTTCTTGCCATTAATCCACCGATATCTCCATTTAATGGAATATATCTAAACTCATTATTAAATCTATCAAATGTGTATTTGTAACCTGAATCAAATACTGCATATGATGATGATTGTAGTGGAGCATAGTAGTCCACTATATTGTCTGTTTGCGTATCCGAGTTAGGAATATTTACTACTCCTGCACGGTGTGGTGATATGCAAGCAATACAGTCTTTTCTCTCATTTGCAATCGCAATCAGTGCTGATGCTTTTGCTTGTGAATCAAAGATTGTAGATCCACCACTTGGGCCTTGTAGGATAAAGTTGATTGAATACTCTGCTGGATTTTTAAGAATGTTGTATGAATTAATTACATCACCCTTGTCTATCACATAACCACTAGTTGCAGAATAATCTTTACCTCCTGTTAGATCATATGATCTATTACCTTCAACATTAAATGTAACTCCAGAAGCGTTTTGTCCCCAAGCACCACCAGTAACTAAGTTGAAGTCGTCAACACTCGCATTTCCTGCTTTTGCTGTAAGTCCAGAAACTGTTGAACCAGCGTGAGCACCATTAAATATGAACTCTGATCTATTTGCAAGATAGTTTTTGTAGTAAACTTCTTCTGCTGGTTGTCTCTTTCCATCTTTTGCTTTCGAAAGATATAAATGCTTCTCAAGAATATTACCTGCAATTCCTGATGCACTTCCATCTTCATCAACAACCACAATGTGCATTTCGTCATTTTTAGCACCCCTAGACTCTGCATATTCAGAAGTACCAGGTTTTTCAGCAATTGAATTCCAAGAAACATCACCACCTTTGGTTAACCCAAGAGTTTGTTGATTGTACCAATCAGATGCTGTGGTTGATGTGAATGTTGAAATTCCAACTCCGTTTGAATTAATAACAAAAGTTTGATTTAGATTTGTAGTATTACTGCTTGATGTGGTTCTAGTGAAAGTAAATATTGCACCATCTCCAACAGTAGATATACCTGTAATTGTTTTATCAACAGTAATTGTTCCAATACCAATTGCAATAACTGTTGTTCCAGCAGCAACATTTGAGTTTCCTCCAGTTACTGTGACTACATCTCCTAACTGAATATTTGAATCCATACCACCACCAGCAGAAGTAGTTGTAACTCCAGTGATTGTTATATCATTAGCATCATTAATTACACCAGCTGTTGTTCCAATTCCAACACTACTTGATGTTGATGTGGTTACGCTTGTTGATGATAAAAACTTAAGTTCATCATAATCTGTTGCAGAAACAACACCAGCAGATGTTACTCTATCTACAACTTTAACTGAGATTTCGTTGTCACTGGATAAACCAGATGCAGTTCCAACACCAGTAATTATACCTCTTACAAACTCATCTCCGTAAGATGTAGTTGTTCCTGATCCAATACGAACTCTTCCTTTTATTGACTGTGTTACACCCATTCCAACTGTAATATCAGTTGTTACTGCGGCTCCCACATTTATAACTTGATCGGCAAAATGATCAATTGTGAATACCTTTAATCCGTTACCCCAAGTACCAGGATTCTTTGCTGCATAATAGAAAGTGGTGTAACTATTTGCTGAATAATCATCGTATGATTTAATTTTAATAGTTGTTGATGCAACACTAACACCTGCGTTTGCGTTATTTAAATTTGAACTATCGGATCTTAAAACTCTTAGTGTACCACCATATGAAAGATATGATGATGCAGTCATCCAATATTCAAATTGTCCGTCCTGAGTTAATGGTTTTCCGTAAGTTGCTATAAGATCTTGTTCGTTCTCTACTAATAACGGTACATCGATGGGGCCTTTTTCAAATGGGCCAGCAATCGCTCCGACCTGTTCTTGTGCTCCAGATATATTACCGATAGTCAAGTCAACTTCTCTTACCTTGACTCCAGGAGATACTAAGTTAAGCGACATGTCTTTCCCTCTTTATAAAAGATTCAATTTTACTAAAAGTATTTATTATTTACTACTTTTACATTGGGGAAACAACGCATGAACACTTTACCAGTCTGGATATAACCAGTCTTCACGCCTACTCTTATTCTTTCTAGATGCTGTAACTCTTTTTACAGTACAGTCCTTACACTCGTAGGAATATCCAGAAGGTAATCCTTTCTTATGTTTCCTTACAAGATAGAAATCTTCAATTAAAACCTTTTGTTGACCACATATCCTGCATCGTCTTTCTTTGAATAAAAGATGTTCCAGACTGAACTGATCTCCAATATCCATCAGTAGTTCCACATATAACCAACTTCTTCTTGCTTATCTCCATATTCCCACAGGTTTCCGTCTGCGTCCAAGAAGGTATCATCACCCATACCATCATCAACAAACCCAAAGGGAGCCATGTCTTGCTCAATTTGATTACGTTGTTCTTCATATATCCTCCTACGAACATCTTGATCAGTCATTTCTTTGAAGTAGTCTTGCATGACTAACCATGCAAACAATACCATACACATAACAAGGTCATCATGATATCCCTCGTCTGCTTCCCACGCCTGTTTCTTTTGTACAAACGTAGTTAGTTCTTGGAAAATTTGAAAGTCATTAAACAATAACTTGTCTTCCTCAATGATTGCCTTAAGATTAGCACAACCAATTTTCTTTACAGTTATACTCATCTTAACACCTAATTGTGTTTTTGTCCCTGAGAATCCTTGTCCCACGACTTGACCTGCTCGCCCACGCATAGCACACATAAGAACGTTAGGATATTCAAGATCGTAATTAAGAGTAGCAGCGATAGAATCTCCAATGTCATTTACTTCAACTAAAATATACGGGTTATTATATTCCTTTGCTACTTGGAAGATGACCGAGGGAAACAATACAGGCTTAATCTCATTATTTCTGTACTTGGCAACGATTTTATACGGCACACTGGTGATATCAAACACGAGGAAAGCACTATAGTCTCCGCCAATGCCTCTGGCAACATCAACAGTAATAATGTATTCGTGATCTTTTTCTGCTCTCTGATAAATGTCAAGTCCCGCATTGCTCTTAATAGGGTCATGGAAAGGTATGGTTTGTAGTTTTGCTGGACTAATTAAAGTATCAGCAGAACCAAGGAAGTCACATTCAAATTCTTGTGCGAACTGTCTGGGTGAGGTATTCTTAATTGTCTCCTCTTTCCATTTAGCATCTCTACCAGGCACTTGTGACCAATGTACTTCATTTGTAATATAATCATTTTTACCACGTCTAGCATCCTCCCACATTTTATAGAAGTGGTTCATACCATTAGGTGTGGATATGATTATGACTTTAGTTGATTTACCAGAAGTAATAGTAGGATATACTGATGCAAAGAATTGTTCTGCGACGTGGTTAGGGACGAATGCAAACTCGTCAAGGAATAAAATGTTGAAGGACATACCTCTAACTGCACTAGCAGACGTAGAAGCAGCCAATATTTTTGATCCGTTTTCAAGTTCAACATTACCTTTGTTCCAAACTAGAATACCATGTTGCATCCATTTAGGTAAATTCTCATATGCTAATTGTAACCTACCTAATAGTTCTCTAGCAGTAGATGCTTTGTTTGCTAGAATACCTATATTTACACTATCATAAAATATAGCATAGTATAAAAGATATGCAACCACTGTTGTAGACTTACCAGTCTGTCGTGGTAACTTTGCTATATTAAATCTAGATTTATGAAAATCCATCAAGATTTTCTTTTGAAAATCATACATGCTGAAAGGTACTAAACCTTCATCAAGAGATATAATTTGAATATAATTACACGCAAAGTATAGTGGATCATTTTTACATTTGACCCATTCATTTATTTGTTTCTTTGTAAATTGTATTGGCGTTCCTGCCTTTTTAAGGTTCGGGTTACCAAGATATACATCGTTAGTCGCCATTATCCTCCACTCCAATCCCAATTCCAAGGTAGAATTGCTAGACCAAAATAAGGCATAAGAAAATAGTGATCCATTAAAATTAACACAGGTATACCAACACCTAATTCAATAGCAATTTTCTTTTTCATAGGTAATGTTTCTAACCATCTTTTATATGGATTATTAGCAACTCTATCTAATTTTAATTTATAGAATATTTTTTCTGCCCACCATTGTGGATCAATTATATCCTTGAACCAAGCAAAAGGTGTCAGCAACCATTTAACTTGTTTATTAAATTTGATTATTACTGCTATGAATAGAATTATTATTAGAATTAAAAGTATATCCATTACCCTGCATCTAACGTACCACGAGATCTACGAAGTTCTCTTAACTCCTCAAAGTCTTTTTTCTTTGTACCGCCATCATACGGCCAAGCGTATCCTTCACCAATCATTTGTTCGTTGAGTGATACATTATCTTCGCCAACATATAACCAACCAAGAAGCCTACCGTACTTACCCATGCCACCTTTAAGTTCGGTTCTGATAGTAAGTTCATCGTCTCCTTTAATTGCAGCATCTAATTTCTCCTTCATCCAATTAGTTGCATCTATTCCCAATGCCTTCTCTTCCTTATCTCTTGTTCTCTTCTCTGGCGTATCAACGCCTGCAATTCTAACTCTTTCTTTCTTGTATAGATCAAACCCAAGATCAATGGTGACATCAATAGTATCCCCGTCAACAACACGATTAATCTCCGTTACTCTAAAATTATAGCAGCTTTTCCTGCTCGGTGGAACCATCGCTCCCATTCTGTACCTCCCAAAAATCATCTAGTGCATTATTTATAGCGTCACCAGGCTTGGTTGCTGTCTTTTCTATCTGTCCCTTTCTCATATTTCTTTGAAACATCATCTGTATACTATGCCAATGATGTGGATTATAGATATCAATTTCACCTTTAAGTTGTTCTTTTGGTAATTCAACTGGTTTAAGTATTAAATCTCTATCATCTACAAAAACCTCATCAATTGGAGGACAATATGTAGGTTTACCATCCAGACGAGGACTACAAGCGTGTGCAGGTGGGTCGGTCACTGGTGCAGTGCATCCAACCAATATGAGTGGTATTGCCAAATACTTAATCATTCGGGAACAGGTAATCATATCTCATTATATAGTATATCACTATTGTAACAGCAATTAATAAAATTGCAACCATTACAACAATCGACCAAGTAACCGTTTGAGCTGCCATAACTTAATCCTCCACCATTTACGTTTACGTTTATTGGGTAATATTTCTTTGAACCGATGCATCAAATACCTTGATCTTTATATCGAGAGTAAAACTCTTTCAATGAAGATTGGCATTGACCTTTATTTTCTTCTGGATGCTCGTCTTTGTATCCTTTAATTCTTTTCCATTCATTATGAAGTGCACCTAATAACCACGCTTGAGATAAACTATGAGGTCCATTCTCTAATAGTTCAAGATGTCTTTTATTATTACAAAAATTCTTAGCGTAGTCTTCTCTCCAATTTGAATCGTCGTATGTTTTTTCCATTATAGTCCTTCGCTCCAAAAGTTATCGACAGGGGTAATGTTTCTTGAAACAAAAAATAAACCAAGATTAGTTAGAAACCAAAAAGCATTTATTATCCAAGTGTTTCTCCAGAGATATTTTCTGTTATACTCTACAATAAAAATATCTCTTTCATTACCACCTTTTCTAACTATCTGCTCTAATCCTAGTGCAACCACAAAACCGATTGCGTAGATATAAAAGATAAAATTTAGAAAACTAGATGTGAGTAATAAAAGAGAAATCATTTAATTGTTACAGGTGTAATATTTATTATATCACTAAACCATCGACATCGCAAGTTGCAATTCTCTTGCGTGTTTGAGTTCGTCCTCTGCAATCTCTGCAATCTTTGTATCCTCTGGATGATATGCAGAGTATTTCACATAAGTTTCGTATGCGTGTTTCTCAATCTTCATATTGATATCATACGCATCTATTGGACTAATGAAATAATAAGCAACCATAATCCAATAGTAAAGAAGAACCAAGTGTTTAGCGAAGAATCTATCGATCCAATGCTCATTGCCTCCACGAGTTTCCATCTCCTCCAAGTGTTCTGTTTCATTTAATGCCTGATAGAAATGTTCCTTCATTAAGTATATATGGTCTTCTCCTCGTAGTCCAAGTGACTCACGAAAGTGAAGTACACTTATGAATGAGAAGTATGGTGCTCTTGCAATTACTTCAAGAACCCAGAATCTTTGAAAGTCTCTACCTCTGTAAAGAAAATCAATGATGTATATTGTGGTGTCTAGCACCCAAGTGTTAAATTTTTTCATACAAGTATAGGATGTGCCCAAGCATATTGTGGATAGAACCATAATGCGGTTCCAATGGTTGTGAAGATAAGTAAGGTTGATGTGATAGGTAGGTTTTTCATTCAACCTCCCTTATCATATGCAAAGAAAAAGGATGTGCCTGTAGATAGGGCACATCCTCTCTTGCAAATTTTACTGCTTCAAATGCGTCTTCCGCATATTCACACATTTCGTGACATTCGTTTTGTTGGTCGTGATAACCTAATGTGTAGTGGGACATGATAGTTTCAACTCCAGTACATTAATATTTAGTATATTACACTAGGTATAAATACGCATTAATATGTCGGTTTCCACATCTAATGTTACTTATCTTCAAGATCTGGTAAGTTCTTTTCTACCCAATGATCCTTATTATCAATTCCAGCAGCTTCAACGTATCTCATAATATGTTGATCTACTTGATGAAAGACAGGATGTAAATCTAAATCCATACGAATATCGTGTGCAATCTCTGCAACCTGTTGCTCTGTTAGGCAATGATCAGGATGTAGTAAATCACAACAAGGTATTCTTGATTCAATCAATTCATTTAAATTGATTCTTATTTCGTAGTCTTGGTAGACTGCCATTTTGATTATTTACTTTCTCTATGTATATTCTAGCAGAAAATTTAAGAATTGCAACTTAACAATTCTTATTTAAGTCTTCTGCCATACCACCACCTATCTCTGCACCTTGATTACCACTGAACATTGTTACCCAACCAGCAGCAACCCAACCAATAATGGGAATATTAGCGACGCTAGGAGCAACACTGGCACCAACACTTGAACCCACGAGCCTTCCTGTTTGTGCTGCTCCTCCGATTGCTTTGATACAGGCTTCTGATTTTTTGTCTCCTTCTGTAACTGTGGTTGATTTACTGTGAACTGCACCGTCCATTGTGTACTGTTCAATCGTTTTAACTTTGTTGTTAGCCAATCCAAGAAACCCACCCTTAGTATTACTATCCCTTTCCACACGCATTACTTTAGGATCATTTGCCTTGTATTCTATCTTATATCCATTATGTCCAACTTCTGCTTTATATGATGTATAAGGACCAACTGGTAAGTTGATACTTGGTAATTTACTTTGACGATTTGATAAAGAACCTATCATACCAATGTGAGATAATCCAATGAGTCCACCTAATCCCAAAGCGAACCATCTACCCCATTTCACTTCTTTCTTTTCCATTATTTCTTAGGAGGCACTGAAGGTGCAAGAACCATTGGTGCTTGCTCAATTCTTATTGTTTGTGCAGGTGCTGCTTGAGTTGCTTTCTCTATAAGCATCTCCATATCTTTCTTAGATATGTTTGCTCCTCCACCACCAGCTGCAGCATTTTTATTCTTTGCTGTCTGGATGCCGAAGCTAGCCAAAACTCCTGTAAATACCGAAGCGATAAATGTCGGATCAATATTTTTTTGTGGGAAGTTTGGGATGGCCACAT